GTTGCCGTCACCGACCTGCATGTCAGCTATGGCGGCAAATCGTTGACCTGCTTGAACCACTATGCCCATTAATTGTAATAATGTTGCTGATGGTTCTTTGAAAGGTAAAGGCATAAATGCATCTCTGATGTTTCCTCCAGGTGCATCTACATCTCTAAACTCTCCAGGTTGTATCGATTGCGCTTCATCTCTGACACGAATACCACGTTGTTTAAATCCAGCTGGCATATTTGAAAAAGTACCAGCATCTAACAACTGTCTAAGTGCATTCGTTGCAGTTCTTGATAATCCACCAATCATGTGGATTAAGCCAAATCCATAAAAACCTAATCCCGGTAAAAATTTAAAATGAGTAAAATATTCAATTTTATTTTTTAATGGGTCTTCAGCTTTATAGTTTCTTCTAACAGATAAAACTTCTCTTGAACCTGTATCAATCGTTACAATGTATGGAAGTTTTATTCCTGTTGGGTTTTGTTCCATATCCTTATCTTCAAAACCTTCAAGATCTATATTTGTGTGAAACTCTAGAATTGTAAACATTTGTTCATCTCTAGTTTTTCTAACGCCTTCTAACTCTCTTTCTTTTTTCTCTACTTCTGTTTCTTGTGAGTAACCTGGTGTAATTTCTACATCTCTATAAAAACCAGATACTTGTTTTTTTCTTAAATCATTTTCTGAAATTTTTAAAACGTGTACGATTGCTTCTGCATCTTCTAATGAAGTTGCAGTATAAGGAACTATCAGATCATCTGCCGGAACAAATTTAGACACGGCTCTGTCAAGAAGTTCATCATAATATACTTTCTTGAAAGCAGAGCCGCTAAGAGGGAGATAAAAAAGTAACTGGTCGAACTCGGGTTCATACTCTTTCATCTTATTCATGAGTTG